GCCTTGGACTGTTCCATTGCTGACAGCAACGCACCCAGTGTGGATGTCATGGAGTCCAGGTATGCCTGTGCCTCGTTCACTCCCACTTCGTTACGCATCATTTCTACCAGGCTAGGTAGATCCTTGTACTGCATGTCCGCAACATCTTCCATCCAACCTGAGATCTTGTCAACCATGTCCTGTGCCGCCAGCACCACCTGTGCTGTCTCCACCTCGGACTCGTTGACTATGGATTCACCCATCTTCTTGCGTTTGGAACCACATGAAGCCTCCTTGGCGTGTTGGCCCAGTGTGAGTTTCTTTTTAACCGCACTGCCAACTGCCTGGCCAGTTCCTACTCCTGCGCCTACTCCTGCGCCTACTCCTGCGCCTACTCCTGCGCCTACTCCTGCGCCTACCGCTGTACCTACTCCTGCGGCCTGGCCAACTTTTTTAATTCCTTTGGCAAGTGCTTTACCTACCGCACCTGCGCCTCTGGCTACTCCACCTATTATGGGTGCAATTTCATCAACTTGATCTTCGTCATCTATCTTCTTTTTTGGCTTTGGATAATAGCCAACTTTCCTGCCTCTCTGTCTTGGACCAAATGGATTGCCCTCTTCCATGTCGTCCTCTTCTTCCTCATCCTGCTGGATGCCCGGAGCGATTGCGTTGGCCACCGCTGACTTGTATGCCGTGCCGTTTGCGTAAGAAGGACTGTCCGCACCTGCTTCAGCGATCCTGGCTTTCAATGCCTGTTCCAGCATCAACAACTGTAGGTATGCCGGTGATTTCTCGCTTGTGTGTAACTTGGTTGTGTTCTTTGCCTCTTTGATCAATGCCCTGGTCTTGTCCAGCATGCTTCTTGCCGCTGACTCAGATATGCCAGAAACATCCACCTTGGGTTTGAAATACGATTTCATCACCTTGGTGATCAATCTAACGTCTGTTTTTGGTGCTATGTCTGTTAATTTCATTGTCCAATTCCTTCTCTTGGATGTATTTAGCCAGTTTGATGTACTGGTTGGCATCTTGCTTCAACGCCTTGATCTCTAATACTGTCTCCTGTGCCCTGATTGCCGCAGTTAACCTTCTCTCTTTGTCTTCACTGTTGTGGATAGTGTTCTCGGCAACTGCAAGATCAAACATCCTACGCTGTATGATCTGGTCAAGTCTCTTCAGCGAGTGTGCCTCGCATTTCTTGTGGAACTTTTCCAGAGTGCAGTACGTCGTTGCCATCTGCGAACTCAAGAACTCGTGTACCTCATTGGCATGATTGAACACTTTGAATCCGTCAGGTGATCTCACGATCCTGAACCTATCAAAAGCCAGATAGTCGTTCTTCCGTTTGACGATGATGTTCTTGCGAACCTTTCCCAGACTTTCGTGGGCAAGGGTCCTTAGACGCTTGTACGCCTCGGCCTGGTGCATGGTACTAGGTGAGATGCCAAGAGAGGAACCAGCCAATCACTGCCAGGAGACAGGTTATGACACCTATGCCCCATTTGATGAGTTGCTGATTGCGTTTGTCGTTCTGGCCCACCACGAGATCCTTGATCTCATAGACCACCGTTTCCAACTTGCCAACTTTCTTTTCCACCGCGTCCAGTTTGTTTTCCAATGCCTCGTACCTCTCGGCACATAACTCGACGTGGGCTTCTAAGTTCTGTTTCTCAATCTTGGTAGTACTCATTGATACCTATAATTTCCGCCAAATGGAATTTATCACACGACCTATCTGTGTTTAGTATTGAGCCTGTTTGAGCCTGAGTTATGTGTCTTGTATGTGATGCTTTATACTGATTATTTATCATCAGTTATTCAAATCGTGCATGAAGAAGGTGTTGCGCCTGGCACCCAGTGTGTTGATGGTGTTGCCGATCCGGGCAGTCTCTTCCAGTCCGGTGATGATGGGCACTCCGTCAAAGTCCTCCATCAGTGCCTGTAGCCGTCCATTCTGGTTGTCGAATGCCGAGGGTTGCTCCACGTCCACGGCGAACATCCACACGTTGTACCTGAATCCCACTGACTGCAGGTAGTGTTCTCCAAAATTGTATGGGCTGATGTCCTGTTCCTTCAACTGCGTGGGTGGCAACATCAGCGTGGGCTGGTTACGCATGCCTATCAGTTGCAGGAAGGTCTCGAAATTGCGTTGTTGGTTACGCAGTCTGAGGTCGTGCTGGTTCTTGGGCCTGCCCGTGAACTTGGTCTCAGTGATGTCTGCCAGTGTCAAGCAGACTATCATTCTTCTCTAACCAGTTCCACCATGACCTTCAGCCTGTCCAGGCAGTCCTTGACTGCAGGATTCTTTTGCAGTTCGACCCAGTGCTGGTTGTAGATCCATTGCACGGAGAAGAAATCCTTGTTGTCGATCATCTGTCGCCGATCATGTGGTTGTCCCATCTTGCGGCGATACACGGTCTTGCCCTGGTCCGGACTCTCATAGGTCCAGAGTTCTTTCTGTTTATACATTGCCATGCAGATATTTAAGCCAATAAAAAAGCCCACTGTAAAAAGTGGGCTTCTTTAAGTATAAGTTTAAGTTAAAACTTATTCTGCAACAACCGCCGCTGTTAAAATTGCTAACGCTGTGTCATTGACTGTAGCACCAGATAAGTCAACAGAGTCAACTGTACCTAAAGCACGAATTGCTGTCTGTAATGTAGCCGCTACAATCGAGCCGTTGCCACCGTTTGCCTCAACAGCAAATGTCTGCTGTGTGTTTGAGTCAGCCAATGGGCCAATGCATGCGATAGTTGCTGTATCCATGATAGCGTTCAATACTGCTACCTGAGCACCTTCTGGTCCTGCAGAACCATTGATTGCATTGATGTAATCAACAGTAAAGAAGTGTAAATTTCCACCAGTTTCAGTGTTAGTAGTAGTTGCCGCTGGATGTGTTCTTGTAAAAACTGCCATTGTAATCTCCTAAAATGTTTGGGATCTATTTCCCTACAAGTATTTAGTCCAAAAGGAAAAAATAATCACCTAGGATTATTTGGCAACGGCCTTCTTGTATATCTCGTGCAGGTCTGAGTTGATCGGACGCCTGGTGATCTGCACCAGTCGCTTACGCATCCATCCGTAGTCGCTGGATGACAGTTTGGGAGTCTGTACTATCCTACGCATACGCATCTGGTCTGCGTCAACATCTATCCTGCGTTGCAGTATCAACATGAGCTGTGCGAAATCCCTGGAATCCAGGTTGCCTGAGGCCATGTCCCTGAATATGCGTTTGATACGCATCTCCGGCAGGACCACGTCCCAGTTGTTGAACAGTTTGTCCGCATACTTCTTCTGTTGCATCACCATCACTATCATGTTGTACAGGTCCGGCATGCTCATGCGGAATCCGTTGAAGTTGAGGTTGCCCACGATGGTCTGTGCGTATTTCATGGCCTTGGCCTTGTCCAGCTCATATAGGTCACGTAGCATCAGCAGGTGACTGAACATCTGCTGGGCGATGTCAGTGACGTCCTTGCCCTTGAACTGGCTGAGGCGCCTGTACATCCTTGATTCTACCAGATCCTTGATGAATTCCATCACTGTAGGTTCTTTGCGAAGTTTGATCTCGAGAAACGCAAGCGGTCCACGTACTTGAGCCCACCTGCCACGTATCCCTCGTGACCGGATTCGCCATCTATGCTGGCAGTGATGCCACTGCCCTGCTGGTCCAGTGATCTCACTATCTGTGTCTTGATCACTGCTATGGCGTTGAATAGTTTGAACACCAGGTCAACTGCCCTGGCATTTTCCTTGACGTGCTGTGTCAGGCGCTGTGCCTTCACATCCGTGACCTTGGTCGGTGCCCACTCAATGAACTGTTGCGCCATGTTGTTGAAGTTGCCTTCCCTGACCTTGGCATTGGCGAACTGCTTCATCAGTGCGGGCAGGTTGGATAACTTCTGGCTCCTCAGTGTCATGGGATTGAACAGCCTGGCTATCACGTTACGGTTGCTCTTGACGGTGCTGTCCAACTGTTGCAGTCGATCCATGGGCACGTCCACCTTGGGAGTGTCCTTCATCTTGGGTCCCACGAACAGTATGGATCCCTTGGGCAGTTTTTCCACCGCATGGAACGGCTTTCCGCTGTCCTGCGGTCCCGTCTTGTATGTGTGTACCGCCACCGCGGCCTGGCTGTTGGCGATCTGTTTGCCCAGATCCGAGCCAGCGTCCACGCTGTATGTCACGGTGTTGGGAGTGAACACGTAGTTGTTGCCCTGCTTCTGTGGTGTGCCCACGTACAGCAGGTCTCCCATGAAGAAACCCTGCAACCCTGCCGGAGTCTGTGACTCCAGTGGTCGCCACAATGACTTGTACATGTTGATCAGATCCGTGCGGTCTCCTGCACGCATCTTCAATACCTTTTCCAGTTCTTCCGGACTCTTGGCCATGCCCGAGTATGACTTGGCCATGAAGCCTGACTTGTCAGTCAACACGAACTGGCCGTCCGAGTCCCTGCCAAACACTATGGCTGGCCTGCCATCCCACTTGATGGTGATGTCCTGCGACTGCTGTGGCAGTTTCATCAACTGTTGTATGGCCCTGCTGGCACCATTGGCGCCGTCGTTGAATATCTCGTCCTCCGGATGCTCTATGCGGGCACCCTCGATGATCATGGACATGCCCTGTGTGACTATGCGGTCCCTCAACTGTCGCATGAAGTTGGCCTCTGTCATGGCATCCAGGTTCAGTCCGTCCCTGGCCAGTGTCTCCCTGGCATCCGCCACCAACTGTTCATAGTTGGGATCGGATTTGAGTTTCTTGATTATGGACTCCACGCTGGCCAAATCCTTGGTGGTACCGTTGACCAATATGCGTGCGATCTCTTCTGGATCCTTGGTGACCAGTTCGTTGGTGTCCCTGTTGAGCAGTCCGTTCTGCACGGAGAACTTCATGTTCCTGCCCTTGGCAATGCTGGCCAACACTATGGCCCTGTGCCTGCCCTTGAATTCTGATCCTGCTGGTGCACCTGCCAGTGCCCACTTCTGGTACTGTGAGTCACCAAACATGAAATCGGTCTGTACGAAACCGTTGAGTGCCTGTCCTTTGATGGGTGTCCTGTAATGCACTGACACTCCGGACTTGGCCAGGTAGTCCTTGGGCTCCAGTCCCTGTGACTTCACGTGCTGTGCCAGTTTGTTGTACAGTTCCTGCTTGGTGGTGGACTGTGTGTCCACTGCCAGATCCAGGTCACCGCTGGTGGGTGCTATGCCGGTTGATCCCAGCATGTTCTGTGACAGCGGCAGTCCCGTGAGCTTCTCCAGGTAACTGACCGTGAATTGCACGTCGGCCCGGTCTATCCTCTGTGTCTGTGGATTGCCGTCGGCGTCCTTGAATACGTTTCCGCCTTCTCTGATTATCATCTTGCTATTCTGTTGTCCTTGCTGTACTGTGCCTTGATCTTGTCGTACAGTTGCTTCTGTGATGGATCACGTGTGTCCAGTTCCAGCCTGTCCAGGTTGGCCCTGGATCCCACCATCCTAAAGGGTTTGGCCTCATCCGGCGTGGGTATGCCCTGGTCAGCCACTGTGTCGTCAGGCGTGGGTTCGGAACCCAGTCCGGTGTCCACCCAGGTAGCGGCCATGGCCGATATGGTGGTGAAAGCGTCCTGTTGTGCGGACGGGTCGCCCCTGTTGGTGATTATATTGTTGACGGCACGGTCTATCACTTTCTTGGCCGCCACGCTCTTGTTCACCATCTGGTTCAATGACACGTTGCCCATCAGTGTCTCGTCTATGAATCTCCTGAGCAGTCGATCATACTGCTGTGGGGTCAGTGGATTTTGCATCTTGGTCATCATCTGTCCGGTCCTGCCGGCCCATGCCTTGGTGGCCACTGATCCTATGCGTTTGATTCCGCTGTCGGCCTTCTTCTGTGCTATGCGTTGTGCCAGCGTGACCCTCTGTTGGTCACCCGTGTTGGTGCTCTTGCCCAACACCCGGTCCAGTAATCCTTCCCTGATCTCCCTAATCTTCATCCTTGCGCCTCACGGAGCGATAGAACTTGCGTGGATCACGTGTCCTGATCGCATTTATGAACTTGCGTTGAAGGTCATCCGCCTGCTCGGGCTCATACATGTTCTCCAACTGTTCAAACAGATTGATGGCACTCTGTATGATGTTGCTCGCACGGCTCTCCACAAGGTGTTTCTTGTCCTTGTTGACGTGCAAGTCACTCAATTCGTCGAGTATGCTCCTGGTCTTCTTCAACATTTTTGATTGTTCCGTTGTTGAGTATATTTATCGTTATTGGCCGCAATAGTCATTACAAACCACCAACCTTCCATCGTTGAATTCGTCTATGGTCCAACTGTTTGATATGTCATTGAACCATTCCATGCACTCTTCCAATGGCTTCTCCAGTGCGTTGTTGGGTTTTATTATGTCATTCAACTGTTTGTTCACCACCTGATAGTATTGTCCATGACCGTAGGTCCTGGGATAGAAGCCAGTGAAACAACAGGGATATATCTCTCCGGTGGATGTCACATACATTGACTTGGATTTTTTGACTTCACAGGATATATTTTTCTTGGTCAAGGGTATGTCTTCCAACAGCACCGTGTCGTTTTTCTTGGACTCCAGCAATTCTTTGAAATTGATCTTTTGGGGATTTCCCAACACATGCACCACCTCTCCCTTCTTGTTCACGGCCACACCAGTATTTCTTCCATCGTCGATCAATTCGAATCGAGCAAATCCCAACTGCTTGCTCAATTGCCTGCATTCATCAATCTGATGTCGGTTGTGATCAAATTTGATCATCTTCCAGATGGCGTGTCCACCCTTGGCCATGAATGTCTTGGCATTGTTCAATACAGTTTCAAACACAGTGTCCTGCCTATACAACGAATGTGTGTCAGACAGTCCATCAAGACAGAACATCACACTGGCACCAGTTACTGCCAGTTCCTGCCAGAATTTCTTGTTCCTCGCACCTCCATTGGTGCTGATACAGACATCAATGGCGTGTTGTCTGAAGTGACGCACTATGTCAATGGTCTCTGGATTCATCACCATGTCTCCGAAGTTGCCGTTGATGTCCACTCGATCGATGTGTGCCAGGAAATCAGATCGGAATATCTTCCGGACATCTTGCAGTGTCAGATTACGTTCCTCATATCCGTCATTGTAGGGGTATCCATGGAAATTGCGTGGACACAGTGGACAACGTGCATTACAGAGGCTGGATATCTCCAGGTGGATGTGCCTGATATCCTTAATCCTATACATTATTGAGTTTTAATTTGATTCAGCAGGCTCTTGAGCTTACTGCTCTGTATGTCTGCCCTGACCTTGGCTGTCTCCTGTTGTGTGCCACTCTCCACCTTGCCATCGCTGGCTATGGTTGGCTTGACGTCCTTGAGTGGTGGCTGTGGTGCGTTGTAGCCCTGCTGTGCGTCCTCACCCAGGTCAGTGATGCGTAGAGTGTCCACATTGAACTCCAGGTCCACCTTCTGTCCCACTCCACTTGAACTCCTGGTCTTCATTAACTGCAACTGATACCTGCCACGCTCACGCATGGCCCTGGATGTGAATATGCCGAACACATTGTCTGCTGTGTTGATCTTGCTCAGGCCACCTGCGATGTGTGAATGATCGAACTCCACTTCTTCCACTGCACCCCTGTTCAACTGCGATGCAGTCACGAATATGATGTCCAGTTCCTTGGCCAGGTTACGCAATTCCTCCGACACATACTTGTCCTTGACGAACAGGTCATTTGGACTGACCTTGGCCGACACCGGCATCAACAGATCCAGATAGTCCACGCACAGGAAGTCTGCCCGCTTGCCCGTCTGTATCTCCAGTTCCTTCATGTATGCCCTCATGTCGTTCACGTTGCTCTGTGCCGGCATGTACTTGATACGCAGTTGTCCTGCCTGCTTGCCCGCCAGTTTGACCTTCATCTCCACTTCCTCGATCCTCTTGAAGATCTCCTTGGAGTTGGTGTTGGTCATCATGGAATCCATACGCATGGAACACAGTCCTTCTGACAGTTCCAGCGTGACGTACACACCGTTCATGCCGGACATGGCCCAGTTCACTGCCAGGTTCTGCATGAACAGGCTCTTGCCCGATCCTGATCCTCCCGCGAATATCTGTAGCTCGCCTCTGTTGAATCCACCATACAGCAGTCTGTCCAACATGGGCCAACCAGTGCTGACCTGTCCGTTGCTGGCCTTGATGGCCTCCAGCCTGCCCTTGGGATCATCGAAATAGTCAGTGCCCATGTCCTTGGTCAGTGATATCTGCACCGCATCCTTGATCAGTTTCTCCACTGGGTTGTAGTCTCCCTTTTCCAACAGATCCGCTGACTTGAGTATGGCACGTTCCAGTTCCTGCCTGCGTGTGAACTTCTCGAATTCCTCCAGGAACCAATCATAGTGTCCATCCTTGGCATCTGGTATGTCCTCGAACTTGATCTTGGCCACTGCCTCCACCTGCCTGCGTTCGGGCATGGTGTTGTGCTTGTCGCAGTGTTCCTTGATGAAACCGGCCGCACCCTGCAGGGACCTGTCAAAGTTCTCTGGATTGAATATGTTCTGCACACGCACATAGCTCTGTGCGTCCTGCAACATCATCTCCAGGAACAACCTCTGTACTTCAATGTTATAATCGTTAATCATGTGTGAAGATTACCAGTCCTATCTTTGTTTTAATGTTGTTACGCAGGAAGTTGTCGCTACAATGTAGCAACTTCCTGTCCCAATATATCACTGATCCAGGATGCCATTTATATATGTTCCTGACGCTTACGTATCCCAACTTGTGTTCATCGCAGTGGCTACATAAGTCATTATACAGGTATCTGGCATTTTTTTCAAGAGTCTCATGTGTGTTGATATAACCATTATCAAAGTCGACCTGGCTCTCCTCATTGAATATCACC